TCAATCCAAATTAAGCACATCCAGCATTCCGAGTCCGCGGAACTGGGGAAGAAGCAGAATTAACAGAACAACAATCAAAAGAAAGACCAGTCCGTAGGCAAACTGATGATCCGTTAACTGCCTGAAGAAACGGTATTGGCCTCCCGACGGATTCTGTTCATAGCGGTAGCCTGAGACTTGGAAGTTTTCAGGGAGCTCTGTTTCCCAGTAATAATCGTTCAGACGATATTCATTCCAAACTTTGGGATCTTTTTGACTTCCGAAAGTATCCAGATCTCCGGGCCTTCGAAGATCTCTCAGATAAATCGGACGACGCTCAATGATTTCCTCTCTTTTACGAAAGCGGATGCCCTGTTCATCCAAAAGCTTCTCGTAAGCCAAATCATGTTTCTTCTGCAGATTGGCGAGAAAACGATAAGCTTTTTCGTCCGCTTGGTATTGGCTATCAGCCTCAATCGTGAAGCATTGGTTTTCCAGATAAACCGATTCGTAATAGGGAATCGGATAAAACTCGGTCGACGAAATAGCCTTAGGGACGCAATAACGAAAAAGCACAGAAACACCGCATGGAAAATTGAAGTTGAATCAAGACCGGCTGTATTGCCGCCTGAACTTGAAAAAGGATTCTAACGACAAAGCGTCGGCTTAAGAAATGTTTCTGCCGACTGCGCCTTTGGCACAAAAAGACGGCTCCTTTGCCTATTTTTATCTATGTGAAATCGGTTCGCCTAGAACGAGACGCAGGAAAATTCGGGTCTCGGTGCCGGTTTGGCTCAGCGTTTCTAACGTAGAAACAGCGTGATAAGTGATTTTTGCCTTGGAGACTTCTCAGTCTTCAAGGCTTTTTAGTATTTCAGATCAGAAAAAAGTACGATCAAGCAGGATTACTTTCGAAAAAGATTTGCTCAGACAAAGTTTTGGGGTAGTTGTAGGTATCCGCTTCATCCATACATCCTCTCAGCCAGCGGTAGTACGGTCCAAAAGCTCGGGACTCACGAGTACGAATTCTCAGTCTCGCTCCCATTTTTTCTCCCGAACCCAGTTATGAAGTACTTTGTCGAGCCAAACCGAAGAGCAGTTAGTGACCAGAACCTGATATTTTCTCGTCAAAGGAACCGGCATTCGAATCATCTTTCGGCCTTCTCTGTTAAAAACCTTGTGCCGAAGTTGAGCGCCCAAGTCGAAGTAAATGCCTTTAGCTTGTCTTCCTTACTCAATAGCGATAAACAGCAGACGCCCACTCGATCAGAGAGACTGGCAAGTTCAAACTGAACTTGCAGCAGTTCGTTGATTAGACTGTCTTGCTTGGCGAGTTCCGCCAAAATATTCCGCGGAACATAAGCGACTTCGGCATTTGTGATCGCTAAGTAGTGTCCGGCTCGGGCCGTCAGGAGAAGAAATTCAAGTTACCGGCCGCCAAATGACCAGGTGTGGAAAGCGCAATTGCAGGACTGTCTCCTTTTGTTGAGCCGATCGCACGAGCAGTCACGCCTCTAGTAGCGAGGACCACGTGGTCAACACGTTCACCCGGAGAAAATACTCTTTCTTCTTTCAGCGTTTTGGAAAGACCTAATCTCAAGAAAATCCTCACCAGCACCGGATGAAGGCGATGATGGATCCAAGGCATTACCGGAACTTTAGAAAAAATGGCTCCTGTCGAGTTCGCATTGTTTTTACCTTGAACAATCGATACGTACCAATTTTGAGTGAACCTTGCCATAAGCTCTTTCCAACTAACCTTAGTAACGTGAACCATGCAGAAGCTAGGCAATCATCGAAGGGATGATTAATTTTCACCCTAAGGAATTCCTACGATTCGTCAATAATGGAACGCGTTTTTACCGTAATTAACCCCAAATTAAGTTAAGGATTTGCGTAAAAAGGCTATTAACCTCTCCAAATACTCATGAATTATCGAGAACTAAAAGTCAAATCTGAAACCGTCTCTTTAGAAAGAACGGAAGCATCGAGCGCTTTAGGTCGCGCAAATAGAATTGAAAGTGAGAATTTAAACTAACCACGCAACCCGCTAATGAAATGAAGGCTCGGATAGTTCTAGGGATTTTTGGGACAAAGAAAAACCCCGCAAATCTACGAGGTCTTAAGAATTAGGTCTGGTGCCCGGGACTGGACTCGAACCAGCACGCCCGTGAAGGCGCTAGCACCTGAAGCTAGTGCGTCTACCAATTTCGCCACCCGGGCAACAGAGAAATGAAATTTTACCTATAAGATTCGATTTTTGCAAACACCTATATAGACTCTATTTGTAATAAATTATTTCAAATGAGCTTCGATTTCAATTTATCGGTCCCGGAGAATGCGAAGGGCAAAAAGAAAACCTCGCGAATCTGCGAGGTCTCAGGAATAAATCTGGTGCCCGGGAATGGCACCACATTTTTAATACTATTCAATCAGATAGCTTTAACGGTTCCGTTTAATTTCCGTTATATGGATGTAAAACGGAAATTTTTGAGGATTTTAACGGAAATTTTCGGTTGTTGCGTAAAAGCCGAAAGATCAAATTTATTTGCGACAGCAGCACTTCTTCTCATCAAAATATCTGCGTTCTGCGACTTCGCCCTGCTTGCCAATGTTGAAAGAAGAGATCGGACGATGGTAGCCCATCACGCGGGTCCAGATTTCGCACGGAGTTCTTTCGCTGTTTTTAATCCCGTATTTATCTAAATCGTTCGTCATAGTTTCTCCCATTCGTTTAACCTTCTTGGTTATTTGCTACTGTAGCGCTCTTCGACAGTATTCAATAGGTCCTCGAACCTCTTGCAGTAATCGTCGACATTCTGCTCCCAACTCAAGACATCGAACTGTGTCTCTATCGGCAGCGCTCTTGGCTCTTTTTTCAAGACTGGCGATGCGGGTGCGCAGGCGGTTAGAGTCAGCGCGAGCGTTAGATTCAGCAGCACGCATCTCGGCGAGAGCGATTGCCTGATTTTTGTATTGTGTCTCATAGTCCTTGACTGTAGCTGTAAGTTCTGAGATTTGAGTTCGAGCCATTTTCAACTGCTCAGAATTCTGGCCATTGTGCAAGCCAAAAAAATAAGCACCGGCAACTATTACAGCACCGGCGCCTATCTTGACTAATTCAAAAGGATTCATCACATCAATTTCACCTCATCTTCTCGGCGATTCATCAGCCCCGGAAGGATTTCGTACATCTGTTTTCCGTGTTCATCCTTAACCAGATTTCCGTTCCTGTCTCTGATTTTCTTTTTCGCAAAGGATCGGAATCCCTCCTTTGCTAACTCGAGTTTCCCAGAATTCAAATATCCAAGCGTCTTAGATTTGGCTACCGCGTTCACCCCGAGGTTGAAGGCCAAATCTAATAGAGCTATGTACTGTCCCTCAGTGAGTTTGCAAGTAACATAAGGAGCCAATCCCTCGTCGTGCTCGATCAAATCATCGCGAATCAGCTTTTCAGCTTCTTGTCTGGTGATAGTTTGGCCTGGTTTAACTCCTTTTGTGTGCCCATAGCCAATAGTAAGAATTCCTCCGGGACAACGGTAGGCTTTCAATCGTAAACCTTCCCACCTCTTAACAAAATCCTCTGCAATTAGCGGATTCCATTGCGAAAACGGTAATTTTTCCTCATTCATTTTGACTTTCTCCTAAGTGAACCTTTTCTTTGATGCGTTTCTCATGTTCTGTCTGGACGGTTTCCAACATGTCTCTTATGCGTTGAGGAATGACCTGACCGAACCCCGCCTTCTCAACGTTTTCAAGAATGGAGATCATTTCGTTCAGGGAAAGAGCTCCAATTGCCCAAGCCCCGATCCACGGCTCATTGAAGATCTGGTCAACACCATGAAATCCGATAGCAACCATGAGGATGATGAATTTCCTGATCAGTCCTTTGAGCCCTACTCTGCTTGACCAAGTTCCGGTTCTGGCAGCGGCTACGATCCCGCTCAGGTAGTCGAAGACCACAAATCCAAAAAGCCAATAAAAGAGGTTTTGATGCTCCCCCATGAGACTGCTGATAAGGGAAGTAAAACATCCGGCAATAGTTAAAAAGAAACTCTTGAGAACTCCGGGATCAAAACTGTTTAGACGGCTTAAAAATTGATCCCACATCTCTCAATCTCCCTATGTCGTCGATTTTGTAGATGCATTTTTCCTCCGATATGTAGATAAAAAAAGAAAGCCCCTCGCGGGGAGGGGCGGTTAATGTTTAGAGTTTTGCAGGGAAGAATCGCCATTCAAGGAAAATAAAGGTTCCACTCGTCAATTCGAATTCCAACCTATCCCCTTTGTTTAACCGGATGAAATTTGTATAGCTTTTAGTATTCTCCTTTTCATCCGTTGCAAAACGACCTGCAAAAATTTTATTGGTTTTTGTATATACACATATTTCGTAAAAAACACCTCGCTGGATTTTTGGCACAATTACGAAATCTCCATTCGATGGAGCTGTGTAGCTAAAAGTTGAATTTGAGCTTGAACCATAGAGCTGTCCATCGTAGTTCGGAAAATTTCCGTCCGATCCTTTCTTGGATGTTAGATTTAGAAGACTTTGGAGGAGTGCTTTTAACATGCCACACCTCCCGGAATTGTTTTAATCTGAAGATCCGTTTGATGGACAAAATCCGAACGGGACTGGTGCTCCTGTTTTTGACTGAGCGTATATGCCCACCTGTTGCCCTTTAGACACTGGTATACACAACCGCACCCAATCGTTACCAATAACACCCATATGCATCCCTGAACTTGTATTAAGAGACGTATCACAAACGCCGGAAGCGTCGTTCGTAAAGGTGAAGACCCATCCATCCGCAGGAGCGACGTAGTGGAGGTTATTTGAGCCTCCCTCTCCGAATTTGTTAGAAACCGAGCCGATTGAGACAGCTTTGTCAAGGTTGCTAGGTAGAGATTGGTTACTGACCCATGATTTCCTGTTAAAAAGAAACTTTTCCGCGAAGAGTTCAATAAGCTCCTTAAGCATATTGCACCTCCACTACGGATAAGTTTCTCAATAGTGTTATACCCCCCCCCGACTAGCCTATAGAATTTCCCGAAGAGGAGTCTTCCGGAAATGCTGTAACCGACAATGTTCCCTTTTCGCATTGGAACAAATAGTTTGCTCTGGCCGTTGTTCAGAGAGTAATTAGAACTTTGTAAACCATCTCCCCAAACATTGATACTGCCCCCGGTATCTACAACGATACAGAAGTACCCGTCATAAGGTGCAACAAAAGTATCGGGTTGGCTAGTGTTAAGCGTAACGGATGTGAAATCTGTCTCGTTAGGAAGTGATTGACTGGCCACCTCTGCTGACTCAGACTTTGAATAAAACAAAGACAATAGGAGGCTCAATAAACCTTTCAGCATAATGCACCTCCCTTTGCAAGATAGTTATGAAGCTCCGACAGACTTCGCAAATGCAAATGTTGTCGAACTGCTTGAGGCTCCCTCTCTAACGTTAAAGTAGTAAGAAACTTCTTGTCCCTTGCGGACGGGAATAAACAATCGGATCCAGTCTTTCCCAACGCAAGAAACGTACATATCAGGCGTGTAAATAGACACGTTTGCAATGTCTTCGGCGTTGTTTTCTTTAACAAAGAAGTATCCATCTGTTGGTGCCACGTATTTGCCCCAAGTGTCTTTTTGCAAAGATAAGGTCGTCTGGTTGCCTGATGGATATCCTTGGCCGCCGACCCATTCAGAGCGAAACGTAATAAATTTCTCAGCAAACAAAGAGATAAGTTGTTTAAGCATAACTTACCTCCGGTGCAAAACATTGAGAAAATTTTGCTAAGATACCCCCCCCCGATGGTTTTGGTAAACCAACACGCGATATTATGTGCCTCTCGAGCGTACAGTCCAAAGGGTTGTCCTTTTGCCACTGGGCAGGCGGCCATTAAGACATCTCCTTTAACTTGTGGAGTTGAGAATGTGTTTACGTTGGTTGTCTGTGCTGCGGCAATGCAATTATCGGAATCTGCCGTGAATCTTATAGCAGCATAACCATCTGTAGGCGCAATCCCTTCGTAAACAGGGGCCCACCCAGTAACACTACTCGTTGTAGGAGATAGAGTTATAACGGATACGGATGGCATAGCCTGATGTCCCACCGCCTCAGATTCTTTTTTGCTGTAAAACTTGGACAAAAGGAGCCGCATTAGATTTTTTAGCATAACGCGCCTCCTGCCAAAGAATTAAGCGTCGGAACTTGCTTTGTAGAACCAAATAGAATAATCCGAAGTCTTTCCACCTCGGCATAAGAACTTAATAGTGGTTCCTTTTTTAACGTAACAGCAGAGGCCACACCCAGCAGTATTTCCGTTAAGGACAGAGGCAAGCGCCATTTGGCCATTCTCGACTTGAATTTCAAGAGCTGAGACTGTGCTTGAATTGCTCCGAGAGGTTGCCCAACCGTTGCACGGCGCAACATAGCTGAAGAAGTCCGTGGTGCTTGTGCAAGGGATGTTAGTGCCATCGTGGACAATCGGGGCACACTGTTCTGCAACCCAAGACCTTTTGCTCTTGAGAAAACTTTCGGCAAATAGTTGTATGAGGTCCTTAAGCATAATAGAGACCTCCAGGCAAAAATTCTACCCCCCCCCTACAATTGACCCAATTAGTTTAACGAAAGAGCAAGTAATGTTATCCGCGTTTCGAACCGACATCGCAAAAGTCGTGCCTTTGGCTACGGGGCAGATTACAGACACGATATCCCCTTTCATCTGAGGAGTTGAAAAAACAACAGCGCCAAAACTTCTCGCGCTCCCGAGAGACTCGCTTGATGTTGCTGTGAAACTCATCCTTATATATCCGTCTGAGGGTGCTGTCCCTGTGCACACATCTCCCCAGACTTCTTTACTGGTAGAACTGGGCGTTAATTTAATTTCCTCCGAAGAAGGCATTGCATTGTGTCCAGCCAGCTCAGGTGTAGTTCGTGTTTCCAAAAGTCGCTGCAACAATGATTTTAGGATTGACATTTAGACTCCTCGCCCGGACAAGGAGCCCGAGCTATTACTTAATTTTGTAAACCGTTATCTGGATTATCTTTGCGTTTTTAATATCGCCTGCTGATATCGTTACTCCCTTCTTTACCGGAAAAGAAAACACATAAGACAGCCCTTCTGTTTCGACTGTCGTATGTACGTTGTGGCTATTAAATAGGATTGGGAACCAAGCAAAGGTGGGAGAACCTGACCAAACTGCCTGCCACGAAATTACTGCATACCCATCAAATGGAACAACGTAAGGCAGAGAGGTTGCTGTTACGGATTCAGAAAAATCAGTTAGACCAACAGTAGAAAGATTTTCTCCATAGATTATTTTACCCCCCTGCTAAGACTTACAGCTCTGCGGGGCACAAACAAACTACATAACAAACTTGCCAATTCTTTAAGCATGAAAGAAACCTCTCTGTTTGATGGAACTACGATCGCTGACTGCCTGCTCTAATTCATAAGCCAAAGCTGTGGGAAATTCCGGGTAATCGACAAATGGGAATCCTTGTTTCTCTGGAAGATCCTTGAGCTCTTGCCGGTAATCTAACAATGCTTTTCTGTCTTCTTCTGTCAATTGAGATCGCTTAGTTCTTGCGGCAGATTGAACTGTTATATCCGGGAGCTGAACGTATCGATCAGTGTCTGAGATTCGAGCATTGCGCTCTCCTCTGACCTCCTGCTCATACTGCTGTTTCACGAAGTCATCATCCAGTTCCGGAAGCTCAGTTGAAAGATAATAGTCCCCATCGGCACTCTGGAAATATCCCTTAGGACTGGGTTCTAATTTCCAATATTTGATAATGGTTCCGTCTTCTCGTTTAAATCTTTCTGACAAGGTGTAATTGCTTTGAGCAAAAGCTTCATCCTTAGCATCGATGAATGCATGTTGTCCGGGAGAATTGGACGAAACTGCAATCCTCCCATCAGAGTCTTTTAGTGAATATTTAGACAAAGGTCGATTCATTGCCCTTGAGAGCATTTCTTGCTTAACTTCTTCAAGTGTCTTCATACTTTTCCCTTAATTAAGGATTTTCTGTTCCTGCGTCTTGTCCTGTCTGGGCATTCTTAATGTTGTCGATTTCTTGTTGAGTTCCTCCGTTCTCGAGGATCAATTCTTCAAGAATCGGACATAAGTAATCATCGGTCCGGTCGTTGAAACTATCGTCAGCCCAACTGTCGACTCCAGCGCTGAAACCTATATTGCTTCTCGCCGTATTTTGTTGAGTGGCTGATAGGGTTTGGGGAGCCTCGTAAGACACAGAAGGAGTTAGGTCTGTGTAGTCTGCCGATAAAAGAGCCGTACCTGCAGTTGTGTTTACGGAACTTATCCGGAACATTCGACCATCTGTACCGACAACCGTGTCTCCAGCTTTTATATTCCCTTGAGGTTTTAAATCAGCAATCTGGATAGTTCCGGAAGCAGTTAAAACCTGATCAATTACTCGAACTGCATACGCATTGGAAGCGGCCTCAACAGCTTTGGACTCTGCCGTTTGTGCCGCTGTCTGAGCTGTTTGAGCTGCCACCTGTGCAGTTTCTGCATTTCCTTGAGCTGTCTCTGCTGCTTGTTGGGCCGTCTGTGCTGTTTGGACTGCTTGGGCCGCGTTGTTTTGCGCTGTTTGGGCACTGGCAGCAGAACTTTGAGCCGCAGTTTGTGCGGCCGCAGCTGACGCTTGGGCTGTATTAGAAGTATTTACTGCAATCGTGGATGCATCAATCGCGGATTTCGACTGTGCGATTGATGTTTGTATGTCTGCGTCCCAATCATCGACCGTTTGTTTCAGGGTCTCAACTTTTTCGTTTGCAGCATTGGCCTGAGCTAAGGCGTTGGAAGAAGTTGAATTGGCGGTTTGAGCTGTTTGACGGGATTCCTTTGCGATCGAAAGGGCCTCCGAAGAGTTGTCGGAAGCTTGATCGGCATAAGCTCCAATATCGTTGATTGCATCTTCTGTCTGCTTCAGAACATCTGGACCGCTAATCACGCCCGTTCCTGTGGGCGTGTAATGGAATTGAAATTTAGTTTTTGCCATATTCAATTACTCCGGCAATCGCAGAAAATAGGCCAGGGTGTAAAAAGGCGGCTCATTGGTTACACCTGAGATGCTTACATTTGCAGATAGTGGATGCGTGTGAGTTTGTCCGCTTCCCGTATTCCCTACCGATACAGTGTGAGCATGGTTCCCGTTCGTTGAGGTAGTTCCACTCCAAGCATTTGCGGCATTAAACCCAACTCTGCGAAGAACATCATCTTTGAAAGAACCTCCTGCGTCCTTCCAGTTGCCATAACTTTCTACGTAAAAGGCTCCTCCGCCATCAAGACCGCCTTGGCAATCCCATCCGCCGAAGGTGCCAGTTATGTTCATACTTCCTCTTGAGTGAGTATGATCACCTGCACCTCCGGTACTTGCTCCATGAGAATGTGCAGGTAACTGTGCGACAGTAAGTGCCGTTCCTCCGATGGTTCCATTCACAGACAGACTTGGAATTTCAATCGTTGCCGCCCCTCCTGTAGTACCGGCATTCTTAGGCAGGGATCCCTTAACAAACTTTCCTACTAAGTTTGGGACCGTTCCTCCACTTCCGTCCGAGCCTCCGTCGCATAAAACCCAGCCCGCGTCAGCCTGAGTAGTTCCCCAAAAGATCGGATTCCTGTTTTCCGTTCCTCCAAGCGTCACGTTGTAAAAAGGCACAACGGCGCCGGCCGGCACAGTGATGTCAATATTTTTCCAAACTTCTCTGTTCGTTCCGGGAGCTACCGCCGTTGAATGAGGACCGTTGGGCTGCAGACACCTGTACTTTGTCCCGTTCTGCATGACCTCATTGCCAACCTCGTAATCCAATAGGGCTGAGTAATTCATGATTCCACCCTGCTGGAACCACACAGCAAATTGAGACAACAGGAACAAGACACCGTTGAAGTCTGCTTTGTGCGGCGGAATACCGCCCTGTTCGATCGGCACAGCATTGACCTGGCCCCAGCCCTCCTGGACAGACAAGCGCCCGGTTCCAGCTTCAGTCGGAGTCAAGGGAGGAATTGTGTATTCCCCGTTAGCGGCCACAACTCCGGGAATTTGAAATTTAGGATAGTTGCTCATATATCAATAACCTTTGAAGGATTGAATACGCCCTGATTGAAGGGAAGAAGTTTTGATCCGTAGAAACCAAAGACCAATGTGTTTGGAACAACGGCTTCGACATTGGCTAGAACACCCGCAGGCCTATTCAACAGTCCGTAGTTTTTAAGAATCGCGATTTGAACTGAGTTCGGCTCACCCACAATTCGGATGTTGATGGTCATGTCCTGGTAGTCGTTTACGAATGCCGGAAGGCCGATCAGCCGAGTCAACAGGGAGTTGATGGTTTCAGCTGTAGAGTTCGAAACATTTACAACAGCGCGATAAAAAATCAGGAAACGGAAAAACTCATCATCCAGCCGAGTGTCCTGACCGTCGACAACGAGGTTCCGGTTCACGCCTACGCGCTTTCCCCACCAATCCAGCCAAACACCAGAAGCCGTATCAGGGTTTAATATGAAATTAAAAAACGCGTCCAGTTGAGGGGACGCGTCTAATTCCGCATTAAAAAGTAACCCTAATTGTCGGTATCGCTCGGAGTGCGAATACTGCGACTGGAGCGCAATAGAAATAAGCGATCGGACATTTGAGAGTTTACGAAAGTCTTCAACACTCTGAATGTTCCGCCATGTTGCAGAATCAGCCATCGTTAGCCTCCTGTTTGAAACACCAGAGACACATCCGATTCTTGAATCGTGGGCTCCACATTTGCAGGAATTTGAACACTGGATCCGAAAGCTCCAGAACCTAAAGCAACTTGAATGGATGCAACCGGAACTTCTGTCGCGGATTGGATTGCGGCATAGAACCGAGAAGCGTAGTCAGTCGAGGCCAAAGAAACGCGGTCATTCGCACCCTGTCCTAGAACATCATTTATTACAGCTTGGATGACGTTGTTCTTCTCGGTCGGATTCATTGAAGTAGCAAAGAATTCGATCTTGACCTTAAGAGCTTGGTTCTGCGGTCTGACAATGTTGTAGACGTAAGTTGCGTTGTAGAACCTAGAGTCTGTGAAGGAAACCTGATAGGTTCCGGTAGTCCCGCATCCTGCGTCCTTTCGCTGATAGATCGTTTGAGCGATCTGCTCATCCTCTCCTCCAACGATGGCAACCAGGATGGAATGAGGATTGATGCTTACGCCGAACTGCGTGATAACCGCATTCGTCGGATTCTCCAAAACTCTGACATCGAGAACGCCCTCAAGAGCCGCTAGGTTTGCCTCAATCGCTTCGACATACCCGGTGGCGTTGACAGCATAACTTTCGACCATGCGATTTCTAAGTTCTGCGTCTGTTTCCTCATAGCGTCCAACAACACCGGCGGAAGGATTGTTAATAGTGTCCCATCCGGCAATCGTTGTGACGATTCTGTTCACTGCTCCCGCTGCTACTTCTAGCGGGCCATGTTCAATAGCGGTAAAGGTCGTTGTGACGCTTCCGGTGTCTCCGATTCGCGCTCCTGCCGCCGCAGAGTGCCTGTACTGGTTACCGAGGGCGTCTTGAGCGATCGCGCCATAAGGAATAACCGTACCTTTCAAGCCCGTGAGCACACAGTTGACAACCGTAGGCTCTGAGATTTTGCGATCTAAACCGTAAAGAGCCGCCAGTGCATCTAAGAATTTTCCTGTTGCGAGATCCGGATTGACCATGTTCGACAGAAAAAGAATCTCAGAGTTTTTAGCCTCGATTTCGGCCACAATCAGATCAAGAACCTGTCCCATTGGCGAACTGGGTTCGATGTTCAAAAGCGCATCTGTCGGTGAAGTTTGAAACGCCTGCTGGATCCTTGTGCCTAGATCGGAACGAATCTCTTGCGTACTCGGAAGTTCTACGCCGACCAGTGGATTAAAAATGATTTGAGCCATAATTTTTAGAACACAAAAGAAACTGTTTCGTCCTGTTCGGTTGTGATCGTGATTTCTCCGTGCAGAGTCCTCGTTTCCTCATCGAACTCGGTAATGTCCACAGAATCAACCGACCTCACTCCATCAACCCTATTTCCAGCCTCATGAATCAATTGAGCAAGAATGGAAGAATCCAACTTTTTCGCGAGCTGGGCTTCCTTCCATGCAATGCCGTTGGCCTGCTGGAAATAAGCGTCGTTGGTCCACAACCGAATCTCGTTAGCCAAGTTCTGAGCTATAGCCAAAGCTCCGGACGTTAAAAGGATGTTCCCTTCTTTCGTCAGCTGAAGATCCCATGACTGAGGATTCAGAAGAGCTGTTTTTGCTGTATGCGGCATGATCTAACTTCCTCGTTTACTGCGGGGCGCCGGTGCTTGAATTTCCGCTTTGGACGCCTGTGTGCGTGTGGCTGGTGAGGCTGATGCCCTTCGCATTTACATCCCCTGTGAATGTTGCATCAGCACCGCCAGAACCACCGCCGGAAATCGGTCCGTTCAAATTGATCTGAGCAGAGTTGACTGTGAAACTGGTGCTCGCATTGACCTCACACTCCGGAGCCTCCATCGTGATCTTTGTCGGAGCTTTAATCTGGATAGTCCCTTCATCTTCCAAGTGAATAAAGACTTCCGGAGCTTTCCCCCAAAATCCTCCGATATAGAATGAATCGGACGGATCAAATTTTCGATAAGTTGCAGGAACCTTTGGAGTTGTGCTGCCGTTGATGTTTGAAATGTCATGCTTTGCCACAACTGCCAACCCGATGTCTCCCACCTTAGGATCACAGATAATCGCGGCTTTGCCATGCTGTAAACGAAAATACGGGAGCTTTGGAATAGTAGTCACTTCCAAACCGTCTCCTGAATTATTTCTTGGCTGGAGAAGTGGCTTGACCGTGACATATCCGGCGCCGGCTTCTTCTCCTTTACGTTCCACTGCCGTCACAACAACAGGCAAGGAGGTACTTACCACTTGAGAGATCAGCGAACGAATAAAAAACTCCATCGAGTTCAACGGATTGCTGGAGGCGAAGTTGTCATAGTTCGCACTAAGTTCTTTGTCTGACATTTACCACCTCGGATAAATTCCGGAGATTGAAGTTTTCCAAGAACCACCGGCCGGATCATTCGCACTCAATTCATGTTTTAGGGAGACGATCTTCCACGTTCCGGAAGCATGAGGAACGATAGATTCCAGTTTGAAATTCGCTCCAATCCTCAACTCCGGACGGAAAAAACATGAGACGTTGATCCCATTGTTCGAGAATGTTGGGTAACCAATCATGCCGTTGGAAGAGTTAATCAATGGCAATTCGCCTTGTGTCTTCCGGCTCCCTTTCTTCGGCATGAGAACAACTTTCTCATCATCAAACAAGAGATTTGCACCAACTGCATCAGCAATTCGACGCATTTTTGTCACTGGGTCCCCGTTGATAATGCAATCTCTGATTGAAGCCGTGACTTCATTGTTTTCGAGGACGTATCCGACCTCATTTGAAATCTGCTCAATCAAGCCAGAAACTGTTTGGTTACCTGTAACAGAAATCGGAGGCTGAGGAATTAAGGCGGGAAAAAGACCACAATTTGCCTCGATCTTGAACACCGGACTCGGAGCTGTATTGAAATCCGCCCAAGCATTGATGATCTCGCCTTTGAAAATAACTGATAAGGTCTTTCCTTTCTGTCCTGCAGAAATATTGATTTTGTTCCGCTTCAAAGAAAAGGACTTAAAGCCGAGATGCGTCAACCGCTCCATTGTGTTCAGAGACAACCCTTTCAAGACAACTGAAGCCTTTGGATATGCCGGACAACCTGATTTATCAATAGAGACAGACACAGCAAAGTCTTTAAAAGTGATCGCTTCTTGTCCGTCCATAGCGACCGTTACAGCGATGTCTTTCTGCGTGTATGTTGTCTCATTGAGCACCATTTAAAACCTCGTTCTCGCTTGCGTACACAAGGATCCAGCGGTCGTTTAACCCTTCATATTGCGGATCTGAATTCCCCAGAGTGTCGATCATTCTGAGTTTGCCTTTAAAGTTAGGCGAAGGATAAGTATTGATGTCGGTTCCCACGCAAACCTTGCGGCCTTTAAATATCTCGACTTCTTCACATGTCAGATTGCAGTACATGTGCTCGGCCACCTGCCTTAGACTGATGACACAATTCTGACCGTCCAACACGACAGAAAACTCTTGCCACGGCAGAGCTGAAATATTGATTTGGATCATGTTTCACCACCATTGCAACCAGATGGTTAAAAAGGTTTCTACTTGCCGAGGCCTCCAGCCCATTTGATCAAGCTTTGAGCCATGGTTGGTTTTGTTTGGGCCTGCCCTGTGTTTACCTTGACTGCAGAAGTTGACCGCTTTGGCGAATATGCGATTTTCTGCTGGTTCAGATTGACCGTGATGATCTCAACGAAAGAGGCATGAATCGACAACATACAGGCATTGGAAGTCTGAGTTCTGGAGAAGTCATAGTGCTCCAGAGCCATATTCCGCCAGATTTTTGCCGGAGAAAAAATCGTACAAGTGTCTGTACTGTTCATTCTCCGGTCTAACATTGCGAGCGCCAAAACCTGAACGGCATAACTTCCGTTGAACAAAAATTCGACGTTTACCCGTTCAGGTTCCCGCACAATGTTGTAAGCAGCCAACTGGCCCTTTTCGATCGGTTCAGTCGGAATCCGAGAACTCTGGTCTGCGTCAACTGCAGCAATCGAAACGTAGGGAATAAACGGAAGCAGGTTGTTTCCAACGACTGCCCACGACAATCCCATGATTGAATTTATAGACGCCATCAGAAATCAACCCCCGAAGCGGCGTTATTCAACATGTCTGTAGACCCTTGCATGGCCTGAGAGACACCTTGATTAACTCCTTGAATAACTTGTTCCTTGTCCGGATTCCCGTTGAAATTAACTACAGTCTGGTTGGAAATTGGAGAGTTTATGTTTGTCGTTCTGCCTTTTTCTTTGACGACTCCTCCGGCATTTCCGGCAGTAGCCCCAGCCGGTGCCACCACAGCCTTCTTCTTGTCATCACTTCCGAACCAGTTCATGGGATTAACCCACGAAGGCATTTCAAAATTTGTGATGTCTGACAGGGCACTGGAGATCCAGTCAACGATCGGCTGAATGCTGCTTTTGATAGATTCAAAGGCACCAACAAACTTATCCCTTAATCCGGATACAGAGTTGATGACCTTCGCGATAACCTCAGCAACCTTCCCTATCGTCAGAACGATTGTCTCGACAGCTACCTTGATGACAGATCCGAAAGCCTGCAGGAAAAGATCTCCGACAGGCTTTAGAGCGTCCATCAGATCTTGGATGGCTTTCCACGCATCTTGGAAGCTTTTGCGAAGCTCCTTGATTTCATCGTCAGACGTGCCCATTGATCTGAGCAGGTCTTCAAACGCGCTTGGTCCGCCTTTTGCAAAACTGATTAGGTCATCTAATGCAAGGGCTAAAGCAACAATGCCGGCAACAACCAACCCAACAGGACTGGCTAATAAACCTAAAGCCTTTCCACCCAGCATTAACGCCGACTTCGGACCTAAAGCTAATGCCGCGGCTCCCGCAACCAATTCCAGTGCTATTTTGATGAATTCACTATGTTGCGCAACAAAGTCCGTGAACTCTCCAAATTTTTTCATCCCCTTATCGACGTACGGAAGAAACACCTTGGCAACTTGATTGCCGAGGTTCTTCATCGACATGGTTGTGATTTCCCATTGGATTTTGAACCGTCTGGCGTTTTCCGCGTCTTTAGGAGAGAGTGCCATTTGCCGGTACTTCCCAACAAGCTCGTTCATTTGCTTGTTGTTCTGAAGAAATACCGCAGCACTTTCCCGGGTAAGGCCGAGATACTTCAGGGCATAGTTGGCCTGGGCATCGTTCATGCCATTGAGCTGTTTTCCCATGCGCAGAAAAACAGAGGCACTGGCGCCGGTGCGATCGGTGAATGATTTGAGTGCATTAGTGAACGCATCTGCAGAACCTCCCGCAGCCACGTTCGCTTTTCTCCAAGCATCCAGTTCAGAGACATTCATCCGGACTTCTTTTGAGAGCTTGTCTAACTTATCGCCCTCACCAATGAAGTTTGTGAACATCATCTTGGCGCCGAACATGGCCGCCAAGGGACCGGCATATCCCTTTATCGCAGAGAAGACCTTTGAGGCCATTGAGTCGAGTTTTTGCAGGGCCTGAGATCCCTGTTTTGCTCCCTTCTCAATGTCTTTTCCAGCCTTTTGACCTGCTTGAGAAGCTTGCCTCATTGAAGCAGTAGCAGCGTCAGAATTATTTTTGACTGATTCGACTGCCGCAGCCGTTTGATCGCCAATCGGATTGCCTAGAAGTTCATCAAGATTATCTCCGGCATCCGCAGACTTTTTGATCAAGAAATCGATCTTCTTTGAGAGACTATCGAAAAACTCAATGATCCCATCGGCATTTAAACCAATGTCGATTAACAGACTGTCAGTTGTTTTTGCCATTTTCTAATCCGATTTATTTGCAAGCCACGCGTTGTAGTTTTTGACTAGAAGGATCTCATCGAGCTGGTACGCTTCTTCAAGCGTGATCGTTGTCTGCAACTCCGTGAGGGTTGCCATTCCTCCGGATATAAGCCGGGAGAACAAAGGCGGGAAGTTGCTAACTTGGGCAACTCCCCGAACCTTCGCGCAATCTGCTAGGAACTCGGCTCTGCGTGGGAGAACAGTTTCCCGAAACTTTGAAAAAAACTGAAGTTCACCTTCAGGGATTCCACACGAAGGCGGATCAAAGTCATCGGGTTACTAATGTAGCCATCGGCATCGTCATACGAAAATTGACGCTCATTGTTGCCATCAATCTTGTACACACATGTCAGAAGCTCATCTAGGAGGGCCTTCGCTTCCATATGAGGGACGGATGCCAGCGCCCTGATAATTTCTTTATACGAAACAGAGGCGTCTAAATCGAGGTTTTTTCCTGTCAAAAGGAGAATCCGGATTAAGAGATCTTCTGATTTCGTTGCTGGGAACGGGTAAATTTTGAACGTCAGCTGCTTATCGCCGTCTGTCGTTTTGAAGATAACCGGCTCTCTCATTTAGATGCGCTCCATAGACTCGAAGTGGAATACCCAGGTCGTGGCAGCCAAGACTTTATTAAGTCCGGGCATCGGGTTTGCTGTCTGCAATACACCGTTGGAGAACTGGTAGGTCTTGCCAATTGAAGGAATCTTGATTGTCAGATTGCAAACGTAAAGCTGTTTATTTGAGCTCATAGCCTCAAACAGCGTTGTAAATGCGGCCGCTGTCGGGGAGTTTGCTTCAAGCGTGATTGTGACTGGATAAATATTTGGTGTAACGCCGGCAGCCATACGTCCGTCAACACCCATTCGGGTCTCGGCAACCTGCTGGGAATCGGCAACGATAGCCGCATCTGTGGAGAATCTTTCCAGTTTCAAACCGTTCGGGTAAAGCTCTTCAATCGTCATCACTGCTGACGCATTGGCTGATGTGATGTCAAAATTTTGTACGGGCATTTTTATTCATTCCTAAATGAAAAACCCGCCATCACGACGGGTCTTTGCGGTTGTGAAATTTTGATTACATGACGGCTGTCAAAGGCATCTCAATTCGTTGGATACTGCCTGCATAGGTGTACCAAAGTCCCAGGCGCGGGCTTCCTCGTTGAGTTCTCACATTTGCCGAAGGAGATTCAATGAGGTACCAGTAACCCTTGGAATAAAGATCCTGTTTGATCGTTGAATTATTGGTTTCCGTCAACAATTGCTGAATCTGAGAGTTGGACAGTGCTAGGCCTGTATCAATCACGCCATTGCGCTTGGCATCATTGATGGGATCGAGCAACCATGCCTCAACATAAGCAAAGCCAATAGCGTTGTAGGGTGCGCGATTGATTGCCCCGAACCCGTCCATAATCTGCCGCTGAATTCGGGCTTTGAACCAAATCATGCCGTATAGGGCATCAATCCATTGGTAGATTCCGGAGAGCAGGCAGCCACGGTTGATGAAATCAAATTCAGCGTTACGTGTTGCGAATGCGCCCACGTAATTGACCTTGAGATCGTCCAAGGCTTCAGCCACTTCGTCACTGAGAACGGAAGCCTTAATTCCGGAAGCCGATTTTGCGAACCACGTCTTAATTCCCTGAATTGCAGACCAATCGATTGAGGCGCCAACTGCGAGAAATGCGGCAGCATCCTGGGCAGTACCGTAAACCATCGCCAAACAGTTGTAATTCCTTTCAGCTAATTGGGCGGCTTTCGTTGTTGACTGGGTAGATTGATCAAGCATCTTGGTGTCTGTAGACCAATCAAAGTACACATAGTCATCATCAATGTCTGCCCAAGCCGCTAAAGCGGAAGCCTCAGCAACCTCTGTTGCATACAAGGTTGTGAATCCGACCCAGTTGCGAGAAACAGAAGTCACAAGATTCATGTTCTGAGCAGGTGTCAGAGCATCGGAACCCTGAGAGAGAACGGCGCCGGAATCCTCAGTCAATCCAAGTAATGCGGAAACATCCGTTCCTGTTGTCGCTTTTGTAGCGAAGGAGATTGAAGCGGTATCGCCTGTCTCCGTGGTGGTCAGGATAATGGCATTTTGATCAGAGTTAAAGGCGCCGGAAACCGCTCCAACTGCAGAAGCCAGCTCAGTTGCAACGTCACTGAAAGACTTAGCCGTGGAGAAGTCGAGGTTCACGACTTCTTTTTCTGTGCCGTTGACCGAAATCGTCAGGGATCCGGTCTTGATTGCTGTCAGCTCAGAAAGTTGGGCAGTGATCGGAGCTGATTTAATCCAGGCGGCGGCATCTGCATTGATTCTGCGTGCCACAAAAAGACGGTTAATCGCCTTCTGCTGATTGCTCACTCCTGAGAAGTATTGATTAGCAAAGTCGGCCTCAGGAGATTCGGCACCAAAATAATTCCCGACAGCGGCAGCGGTCACAAATTCCAGTGCCGGAGAATCTGCAGGGATCAGAGCATTCTGGGTCAGCAGCAGACCATTTGTTTCAAGATCGGCGCTCCCAGCTCCAATGATGCGAGGGGTGATAGAAACCAATCGATTAGCATTGATTGACATATTTTTCCTCAAAATAAAAAAGCGCCCGTTAAGGCGCTGACGATAATTGCTGAGGTGCTAGCTGAGAGCTACACCAATTTAGAGGCCGTTAATACACGGCTCCTTTAGGCAAAGGTTTAGGGTCTTCTATAGGAGTTCCGCTTAAGTAAGCTTCCACCACTCGAAGTTTTTCCTCTTCGTTCACCGGATAAAGACTTCCCCAGGCATGGAGAATGGGAATCTCACCAAATTTCTCCTCATATTTGTCATAGAGTTCCTCGTTGGTGAGAGACATAAGCCGATCGACTTCTTTTTTGTCCATTATTTTTCCTTGCTATGGGATACCAAATCCTTAAGCATTTCGTTGAAAACATTATAAGATTTGGAAAGGTTTTGTTTTACGGCGGGTAGCTCACATCAACGTTTTTTAAATCAACATCAACCGCACTAAAGAAGCCCATTGAAACTTTGATCTGGCTCTGCATGCTGAGGTGGATCATCAGCGTGGATCTCCGGACATAGTTATCTGAGTCTCCGACGATGGTTGTGTCTCTCGGATCGTCCGCATGAAGTAGGCTGATTCCTCTATCAACGAAGAACTGGACGCCTACTTGTGACCTGCACACAGTCTCCAAGGCCTGAGCCCTCAGCATGGCATTCATTCCGTCGGAGCCGTTTAGCGTCGATGCATAGCAATCGACTTGAACCAAGATTTCTGTAGTCGTTGAGAGGTAAACATTGTCATCGGTTTGGTCTTTCGTCCAATCCTCGGCACTCGTCCCGTGTCGGACGCTTGAGATGTAGGAATAGATGACGTAATCGTTTCCTTCAGAAGGCAATGCCAGATTGTTCTGATTACCGTAGAAAATGTTTTCTGGCGCCACTTCCGGAACTGCAAATATCTCAAGAAATTCCTGGATCGCTGTCAGGATGTTCGGGGTCAGGTTTTGTGCTTTCATCTTCATCCTCTGCGATATTCAATTTCTGAGGCGTGGTTTGGAATGTGCAGCGGACCGCTTCCCACCCTGCGTCAGAAAAATCTTCGATCACCGCAGTGATCAACCACTGCCCTCCTTTGGAATCTTCGACATAATCTCCCGACCTTGCTAAGGGTCTATAGATTGCCCACGGCCGCTGCTTCTGGTCGCTCGATGCGTAGAGGTACAGACGCCGGATAATGGTGTTCTGTCCAGCTAAGTTGGCATGATCCAACGCACTATCGCCTTCGCTTTGAAAATTCCCCTGAATTTCTTCAGGCGGTGCGTAATACGCTTGGACTATACCTCCTACATTCTTTTGGCCGACCGATCGATACAGCTTGAAGGTTTCGTCTGCATAGTTGGCGTTAATCGCCTGGCGGACAATTGCGTGTAGGTTGAGAGACATTAGGAAACCTTCCAAGTTATTGAGCTTTGCAGGACACCACTCAGCGTTAGAGGCTTTGTAGTCATCACGTTGTTAGGCAGACTGCCTTTCCCTTTAGCTTTCTTAGCCTTGTCCATTTCTCCTCTTGCCTGCATCAGTGCCATCGTGAGCTCAGATCGTTTGGGAAATGAACCTGCCGGAATACCTGCTTCTCGAATCGTTTGCTTGATATCGTCGGTAGCCATTTGCCCCATAACGCCCAAGGAATGTTTGATGTCGAAAGTTTTTAGGAAGCGGGACCTAAATTTCTCCTGCCAATCCATTCGTTTTTGAGCGTAGGTTGCTCGCATAAACGGACGCGGAGGCATGTACAGGGTTGTGAATTTGCTGTTCGGAGGAAGTCCTAGCTGGGCTGACAGATAGTGTCCTTGCTTACTCGTCACTGATTGGGTCCAGCCATATTCCAAATACATCCCAATGCTGGCAATGTCCGGAATCATTATTCCGACCTCTAGTTTTTTATTGCTATCGGCCTTGAGCCTCTCTGACAGCTTTTTGAACGCATTGTTAGATGTGATGTTGATGCCCATCATCATCCCCACGGATGGTAATTGTTTCCCGGATAAACTCTGCCGCCAATTCGGTATTTGGCAGTCAGCGTCCAGTACATTGCGCCGCACTGGGTTTGAGCCCACCAATCTCCGACAAAAGTATTCGTTTTCAGAAGGTCAAAGCTGGTACTCACGCTTCCTTGGGTGGCACTAGCGATCCTGCCAACTTGACCGTTCGGCTGCTGGCTGAGTGTCAGCAGATGACAGGTTGCAAGATCAAGAAGCCGCTCCCTTGTATAGACCTTGTTGTCCGGATCGTAGGGAGCAAAGCTGTCGGCGTCCGTATTCCCTACAAACTCAACTGCCACATCAAAGTAGAACTGGAGAGTATCGTCCGGGAATTTGACTTCATCCGAAAACGCAGGATGCAGGATTCGGAATTTTTCAGGATCAAAGACGACGACAGCCATTTTGTTAACCTTCTTCGTTCTTAACTTCTTCAACGTTGACCGATTCAGGATCGATCGGATTGAGGCCGTGAGATGCTTCCTTTAGTTCGTCCTCGCGGCTTCTGAATTCTTGAACTGATTTCATCTCCATCAGGCACGGAAGACCGCCATTCACTCCTGTGAACACAGCTTCTTGACCATGCATACGAATGATGTTTTCCCAGTCTTCTTTGTCGATCTGGAACGCAACCGAGTTTCCTTTGCCCAGCAGGATCCCGTCACGTTTTCCTCTAAGCGAATCATTTACGCCCGGAAAAACGATCGTTTTTGTTCCGCCGTTGCCGTTCGGCACATCATCGAATTTGAGACCGTGTGCCAGGGTACAAGCAATGATCACCGTGGACTGAGTTTTAGCAGCGCTCTTCTTCTGAGTATTGCTGAAATTGTCTGCGACAACCTTTCCGGATGTTGCTTTCTGAGTTGTGGTGTTGGTACGAGCCATTATTTTCAATCTCCTAAGAAAGAGGCCCGATCCCTCGGGCCTCCATAGCTGGTTAGTTCAGGTTAGATGCCAAGCATCGTGGCAACGAGGCTGGGACGACGAATAACAGCGCCCCAAGTTCCGCCAACGACCTTCTGCTTGTAGCTGGACATTTCTGGAACCACACGACCCAAGAAATACTTCTCAGAGAATGCGCAGATACCAGTTTCAATGCCAAACAGGTCAGGAACAGTCATGTACAGCATTTCACCTGCAGTGGTGGTCAACTCAAGGAGCTGAACAACCTCGATGTTGGGGAAGGACTGCTTGAGCATGGTCATTGCCGTAAGGCCGAAGGAGTTCGGCTCGGTCAGGTAGGGAGCTCTGGTGTTGCTGACAGCGAGAACGATGCGGGAGTTCTGATCAACCAAGCCGCCGTTGTTCTTGCTAATTTCTGCCCAAAGCTTGTTAATGTCGTTATAGACAATGTTGGCAGTCTTCTCAGGCTGAGCTGCGCACTTTGCCGCCCACGTAGAGTTGGCGGTAGATCCCGTGGTGATGGAGATCGGAGAAATCGAAGCGTTCAGGTTCGGGTCATTTAACAGACCGTAGACCTTCTTACCTTCGACACCATAAAGCGCGAACTTGTTGTGAGCCATTGCCATAACGTAAGCAGAAGCCTGCTGTTTAGAAGAAACAACATTCAACTTAGCCTTAGCCGCAAGGCCCACCTCACGATCTCCATACTTGATGACGGTCTGGAACAAGAAGTTTTCACGAGTCGGATACTCCACGTTCACGTCTGTGGAGACGTTCTCTGCGAAGTCAGAGTAAGGAGTCACATTGCCGGCGTATTCTTCGACCGGGAAGGTGAAGAAGTTATCTGTCCAGTCGCCCTTTCTTTCTTCGCCGAAAATCTTTGTAGCGTTCTGGGCGGCAAACAGAATAGGAACCACCTGCGGATCAATGTACGTCGTGAAAACAGACGGAACGCCGACACTAACAGGGGTCTGCAATGCGGCATCTCGAGCCATTGCCTTAACCGTTGCATCGTAGTCGACGTTGATCTTGCCTTTTGCATCGGTGGAATAGGACATGAATGCTTTTGCTTCCACGCCATGCACGCCCTTTTGTTTTGCTAATTCAAAATCGTTCATTTTTTACCTCAGATTAGGATCCTGTCGCGGCAGGCTGATAACCCAGGCCGTGATTGGAAATAATGATCGTGTCGCCCTTTGCGCCAGCCGTCTGAACTGTCCAACCGGTGTCATTTGTAGCGCCGGCAGTACCAAACGTGATGGCGCCGGTAGTCGGATTACAAAGAACCGCCTGACCGACCGTGGCGGCTGCGGGAGCAACGATGTAGTAATCACCTCGAACAGCAATCGTCAGCTCAGACCCTTTCGGATAAATGTCCGGAGTATCTGTCCCTAGCTCGATAGAGGCCGTGAACGTGCGCTCAACAAAACCGATCGGCTTGTCCCCTGCAGAGCCCGTCAAAGAGGCGATGGGGAATTTCACTGCTGTTCCGGTTGTGGAGGCGGCCACAGCAAACGCAAAACCACCGCACTGCACAGTACCGTCAGACAAATAGTTCTGAGGCGTGTAGACGGCCTGATTGAATGCAACCTGCTGTCCCGGAATACCGATAGCAGGATAGAGACCTACAGATTTTTGAAGCATCAAAAAATCTCCTATTTATTTAACATTGTTCAAAATTGCGCTGACGGCAGTCGGCTTCTCGGTCACCTTTGCGCCGGAGTCTTTCGCACCAGCTAAGGCCTTTCGACCTTGCATATAGGCGCGATATGCAGAACGAGCTTCGGATGCAGGGATGTTTTTCAAACCGAGTTTCTTGAGTGCTGCCACATAGATGGAACCTGCAGAGTCATAGGATCCGGCACGGATAACACCTAACACCGGTTTGACTTCTTCGATTGCGGCCAATTCAGAGTAGATTGCGTTTCTGAGAACCTTTATGGAGTCGGAAGCAGAGCTCTTCTCCTCCTTGCCATCTTCAGGTTTCGGATCTTCATCTTGTGCGCCATCTTTCTTCTGCGCGTAGTTCAATCCGGCAGTAAAAGCTTTCTTCTCTTCTTCAGAAGCTTCGTCAAGGCCACAAGATTTCAAGGCGTCTGCTGCTTCCTTTTCGAGATAGCGTTCTTCGCCTTCACGTTCGTGATCAGAATCGAGGCGTTTAGGATCGTCCTTTTCACGTTTTTCGCCGTAAAGAACGCCAGCTTCAAAACCAGCCTTGAAATTTGGATCCTTCATCTTTTCATCGAGCTCCGGATCGTCGTCCTGAGCCTCTTTTTGACCATCGGGCTTAGGATCTTCGTCTCCTGTAGCCTGAGAGTAAGCCAGGTCGGACAGAGTGGTCTTAAGCTTTTCAGCTTCTTCGTCCGTCAGGCCTTTTGCCTTCAGTCCATCGATGATTTTTTGAATCATCGCGTCTTTGTCATCATCTTGAGCGCCGTCAACGATTTTTCCGTTGGGATCAACGGAATGCAAATCGATAATCGCCTTTGCTAACGTCACTTCAGCCTGCTCAACAGCGTCATCTTTTTCCATATTGAGAAAGTCCTTATTAGAATCGCGAACTCTTACCTCAGGCCCAGCGCGCCCAGTTTCAACAAGCGCAAGATGGTTCGCTCTGATCTTGCGTTGCACATAGTCGTATTTCTCTCCATCGGGGGTCTCACCCGGCGTGAAGTCAGGTTCGAACGTGTACGCAAGACTCAACTCACGCATTGAACCGTCCTCGATCCTGCTGCGTGCGTCCTTGTCGTAAATGTGGAGAGAGTTAACTAAAAACGGAGCCTCAAAAGCTCCGTCCGTTCCGGTAGTGCCGACCCGAGTTTGTTTGTTCTCGGGGGCTCCGTGATCATCGTGATGCTCCAGATGAATCGGGATACCGTTAATTGATTGAATCGTTTCGGGAGAACTAAGCTCCTCAGGCGGTCGATAAGCGTGGTAGATCTTCTCCGGATCAAGTCCGAGCTCTCGCCAGCCTGCGATCTCCTTCCCGTAATACGGAGCAACTTGAACTCTTGTTAGGGGAGATTTTTCGACATGGAGAAATCCATTGTCATCTACGGTCCTGACACTAGTAGAGTCAAGTGCAACACTTCTGCTTTCTTTACTTGTTTCCACTTCTTCTGCTCCTAGCCCATAAATTCAAAATCTCCTAAACCGTTTCTTCTTCACGGGCTAAAATATCGGTAAGTCGAAATAAGCCTCTTCCGTACTCCTGGATTTTGATTCCAGACCGGTGCGGATTGAGGCTTTTTCACTTTTGGTTAATCAGGTAAAACGGCCCTGAATTGGCACCTGCAAAAATAAAGTTCTCCTGGCATCACATTTCTGCCGACTTCTTTGTCGTACATGCCCTTAGACAAATCAAACTCTTTTCCATTCATTTCGATGTGGCTCTCTCGACTTGTGTACTTGCCGGGGACGTGAATCCAAATCCCGCGAGTGACCCCGAGCCCTTTGCAGTTGGCCTGCTGAATCTGCTGATTCAGTTTGAGAGTTTGATCAATTGCCACACGCTGAGCTCGTTGAGCCGTAAACGAAGAAGAACGGCTAAGGGCCTCGACAATCTGCGAATACGTGCCATGACCTTCGTAGGCATCCATAAAGGCAGAACGAATATTTGTCAGCTCGGATGTTGTGATGTTGCTGATGAGGCTCGTCGTGTCGGCGACCATTCCTGGTAGTTCATTTATTGCCTGAGGCGTGATGAAGAAGTGCTTGCGCGTCTGCCTCATCTCGTAAGCAAAAACGGAATCTGGAATGCCCGCCGCCTTGAGCGATGCCTTTTGAGCTGTCGAGACATCAGCGGCAAGGTTTTTCACGTACCACTCAGCAATCTGACGTGTTTCTCGATCTGCCGCTCTCATCCAGTTGCCCATGTTGCGGGCAATGAAGTCATCAACATTGCGACGGAAACGATCTGGATCACGAAGAACCAAGCGGTTGATTTTTTCTTTGATGTTCCGAAGTCTTGCTCGATCAAGGGGATCGTCCGGACGGAACGTTAAGGAAGCGTCCTCAGTCAACCCTCCAGCATCAGAGAGGTAAAGAAGAATCTCGTTGAGAATCCTATTTCTGAAGGATTTCAAAAAGGAGTCAAGCTTCTTTTTGAACTTCGCTTGTCTGCCTAAATTCGGTTGAACGGCACGAGCAGTCTTCATTAGAAAATCTCTCCAGCTTTGTCTTCATCAGTCTTCGGCGCCGGCGCCACGTTCTCAGCCGAGCGCTGTTTCAGGAAGTTGTTCATCAGCTCATTCTGCTGACTGGGATCGTCAGTCATGAGTTCGCCTTCCATCCCTTCCGGCAATTCTTCCGGAATGAAGTCCAGACCCATATCGGAATCGCGACGGACAAACTCACGAACTTCCTCAGCACTCAGAACATTGCGATCCTGCAGCACAGCCAGCATGTCGACCTTTGTCTTAGCTGTGATTGCTGTAGCAGCGGCATCAGCTTCTCCAAGTTCATTGAACTTGAAGGAAATGGACGGATCAACATGACCGAATTCGACAAGCTGGATGGCCCTCAAGACGGTTTGTATTGCGTCTCGATTGAGCTCCTGTTTCGACTTGATATGGTCGTAATAGTTCCGGATATCGCTCTGACCGGTCGCGTTGAAACCACTCGGAGAGATTCCGAGGAGCTTGACCGCAGGTGTGCGGTTGATAGCCGCAATGAATTCCAATGCCTGCCGGATGATCCCTTCAACACCTGAAATCGTCAGAGTAATGTTCTGCAGATCCTCGGAGGAGTCACAAGCAAAAATGGCCTCATTCGATCGATAACGCTGTAAGAGCATCATCTTCGCGTCTAACTGTTCAATCCCGCCAGCCTCAAAAGCCTCAGCAAAATTGGTTTTGAATACTGTGAGGTTGAGTTTTTCCAAAATGCTGACGCCTGTTTCTCGGGCCTTGTTCCAGTGCAGCACATAATCCCAAAGGATCTGAGCTTGAGGAATGCCAAGAAAGTTGTATGCAGGACGAAGAAGTAACGGAGGTTCATTATCAACCAGTCGAATAAGACGGGATGCATGCACCTCTTGGCCAAGAACAAACCAAGATTTCGGCTTCAAATAATCGTCTTTGAGCGGCTGGCTGGCGTTGTAAAAACCAGGCGAGACATTGACCGGATCAATAACGATAAATTTGACCGACTTATCCTCGCCAACCAGTTCTGCCGACTTGTCAGAGAAATTAAGAGGGAGCTTCAGAGCCTCTCCTTCGACACCCGTGTCAACAAAGATGAAAGCCCCGCCCATAAAGCCCACGATGCTCAGAGCTTCATTAAAGAGCTTTCTCAGTCGATATTTGTTCTCCTGCAGATCTTGGAGCTTCTTAACGTTGTCAGCAGACTCATCTTCTCCGCCCTCAACCTGAATCCACTCACGGCACATATCGTCCGCAACCGTCTGAATGCAGGTGCGGATCATGCCGTTCTGGGCGATATTCTGAAGGACGCCATACCCGACAAACGATGTCATCGGGAACTGGCCTAAATCCAAAGCGTGCTGTGTCAAAGATGCATAGTACGCATTGAAACTCGAGCCAATCGCGGCATCATTTGTGAAACGAGACTCTTCTTTCTCCGGCTCTTTGGTGTTCAACGTGATAGGAGGATAAAAGAGCTTTTTAGCCTCCTCCTGAGAAAACGATGTTCTAGGAGGCACGAAGGGAAATCCTGCCGCCTCGATGATCTTTTGATTGATCTTTCGGCGTTTGTTTTCGTCTAGTTGATTCATGATTTTCAAAATCTAAAACGTGCCTGCTGCATCTGCTCTCGGGTCAAAATAACGCCTGAGCCATTGCGGAAATAGTTCAATGCCTGAGTTGTGCTATCTACCTGGTCATCGTGAGAACCAGCAGGAAACTCAAGCAACTCACTCACATAATGAGGCACCCAAGGCGCTTCAGTGTCTTCCGGAATAAAAACATTCCCTGCCTCAAAGTAAGGAGTGACGGACGATGCCCTCGCCTCCTTTGATTCGGTGGGCGTTATAGGAACGAATCCAGAAACAGTAGACTTCAACTCTGAAATAACTGCCGAGCCGTTTGCTTTGTCTTCAACAAGCTTCCGGACAACACGCGGCCACTTCTGTGCAAGAACTCGGACCATCTCTTTTGTCTTCACAAAATCCCATTGGCCTCGTACTTGATCAAGCAGGTAAAAATTCGGTCCTTTTTTGCCCCAAACCTGACCTACCACATAGTCGGAGTTTTTGGAATCTTTGAACGTCATATCCCATGACATCAAAGTGTGATCGAACTCTGGAGGCAGGCTTGATGCTGTCCATCTCCTAAACCACTCGAGCTTGAACAAAGCACCGCCGTCAGGAACTGGGTGCTGCTGATACAGCGCCTCCCAATCTCGACTGCCTATCGTTTTCTGGATCTGCAGCAGAGTTGAGAGCGGATAACGCTCAGGATGCAGAGCTTCACCAGCCTTGCGGTGTAATTCGTCATGCTCGGCGATCGCCGGATAATTTACGATCCGGAACGTATCGCCCTCTCCCATTCTCTGGATCAGTCGACCAATCAGGTCATCGGTATGCCAACGAGTGGCCATTACGATGACTCCACCTCCGGGAGACAGTCGAGTGTATGCGGTCGATGTGTACCAGTCCCAAATGGAGTCTCGTATCGTTTTAGAGCCAGCTTGGGCACGGTCTTTAATCGGGTCATCGATAATCAGAATATCAGCACCCTGTCCAGTGATGCCGCCACCCACACCACAAGAGCGATAGGCGCCGGCATGACCAACTATTTCAAACAAGTCCGACGTTCTTATGTACGATCCGCGGGAATCTGTTCGCACCCTCGAGTTACTGAGCCGAGTATTCGGGAATAGGTCAAAGTATTTCTCATCGTCTATTACGCGCTGAACATCTCTGTTGAAGCGCTGTGATAGGTCTGAAGAATACGATGTTGCGATGATTTGAAGTTCTGGATTTCTCCCAAGAGCGAAAGCTGGAAAGCGCCTAGAAACAAGCTCACTTTTCCCGGATCTCGGAGGCATCGTGATAATTAGCCGAGGAGACTTTTTGTCCGCCACGTCCTGTAGGAACCTATCAAGCTCATCACAAATCTCTTTATGTACCCAGCCGAGCAGGTAGTCAGGTTTTGTGTGCAGTGTGAAGTAAGACAAGCCCTTCCGAGCCTTAGCTAGTCTGATCTCCTGTATCGTTGGAAGCCGCATTCACAATACCCTCCAGCGCATCAAGCTGTTCTAATGACAATTTGCTTAGATCCAGCTGGTTAACTTTATCGACCTTGACCGGTTCACCGTCCTTTCCAGTGATCTCCTTCCTGTCAGTCTCTTTCCACCCACAGCGAGATTTCATGTAAAAAATGGTCGCCGCAGGATTTCCCTCCCTAATGAGGGACATAAGTTTTCCACCAACGAAGGCGTTGGCCTTGGCCTTTCCCTTTTTTATGGCGGTGGCAAAATTGGCAAAATCTTTTTTTCGATTTCTCAAAGTCCGATAACTGATTCCAAGCGCGAGAGCGATCTCTTCCTCGTTGTCACAAACCTGAGCCAGTTGTTCAACCTTCTCTAGGTCAATCTGAATGCGTGGACGAGTCCGCTTCTTTTGAACTTTTTCTTCCATGCCTTCAACCTGCCTATAGTTAACTGGTCATATCGATGATCTTCTGAATTAAATCCTCGAGTCCGAAACTTTTAACGAAATCCTGAACCTGCTTTTTGTATTCGATCGGAATGGAGAGCGTCAGATTAAAGCTGTCTGCCTCGGGCTCCTCTTTTTCCGGTTTTTCCTCTTCTTCTGCGGGTTTGGCAGTCTCACACAACAAAGCGTTCAACTCTTCGTCTGAGAACCCTGTTACCGGCGCCAAATCCGTATCCTGCAATTCCTGCAGCTCAATCCTTAAGAGGTCAATGTCCCAACCAGAATTAAGAGCAATTCGATTGTCTGCGAGGATGAAAGCCTTCTTCTGAGCCTCAGATAAGCCGGTTAATTCAATTGTCGGTATTACCTTCAGCCCGAGCTTCTTAGCCGCCTTCAAGCGTCCATGTCCGGCAATCACTCCGCTCTTCTCATCAATCAAGACAGGATTGTTGAACCCAAATTCCTTGATCGAACTGGCGATTTGATTCACCTGCTCCTCTGAATGCGTCCGGGCATTATTTGCGTACGGAATCAGGTCATTGACCGGCCTGTAGAGAATTTTGAGTTCAGATTCTTTCATAGCGTTAAAAAGGTGCGCCCGGCATTTTCAGCTGGGCGCACTCCAACCAACCCCAAGGAGATAGTTTGTTAAGGCGGTTTTCTCCGCCATTCTCGTCAGGAGAATTAGAAATCCAGCGGAGTGAGCTTCTTCCCGTTGGGAATCTAGGCTTGCTGGATGTTAAATGGCTCGGTGCTTAAGCCCACCGAGAGGCTGTGCGGTTTGTCGATAAATGTTGTGGGCAACAATGGAACCGCTGAGAATGTTGGCCGTCCGCTTGTTCTTTAATAATTCGATTTTGGAGTACGGGAGGACAATCGAAGATTGAGCGAACGGCCGAAAAACAAAAAAGCCCCGAAATCGGAGCTCTTATGTAATCGATTGGCTTAGTCATCGTATCCTCTTTTCTTTGGACACACGGGCTCCTCCGCAAGGAACCCGTTCAGATTAAGCCTATCGGCGCCTGAGTATCACAGGCTTGAAATTGTCCTATTGACGATACCACACCGAGATACCCATTGCAATAAATGCTATTTCTTAGCTGGTACTTGCACGTCCTTTAATTCTCTGTCTGGGAATCTCGTTACACTAACCACGCCCCTCTGGAGCAAAGAGGCAGAGGCTACGTCACTCAATGTCATATATGCGGCTAACCCAGAGTTAAACTTGGCATTCTTCACGTTATGCACTGGAATGGTTTCTTTTCCGTCGCTCAAGAAGAGACTTATATAATCGATTCCGAGGGCCTGATTTGTATCGTTCTTAAAGACTAACCGTACCTTCACATCCTTCGGACCATAAATCGTGGCTGATCGCGATAACTCATCAATCTTGGTTTTTATGTCTTTTCCAATAAAAACATTCATGAATTGATTGTTTTGAGAGGAACCGACGCAAATCTCATTGGCATTGCAATCCTTCAGCCCAATACCGCCCACTTTAAATGGAAGTTGAAACTGGGCAAAAGTGTCTATCCCGCTTCCTCTCTTGCACCCCAAATAAGTGGCATTGGGGAAAACGTAGTTAATTTTTTGCTTGGCCTCTAAGACAGAAGAACTTTCCAAGTCGCTCTTGTATTCTTTGCATGCCGGAACTTCAATATCCAATCGGGCATTCTTAATGACCGGAGCGCCAAAAACTTCTGAGTATGTGACTGGCATCGTGATTTCAGATTTGCATCCAGCCAATAGAAGAGCAGTCAGTCCAACTAGGACAGAAAGGGATTTTTTATTCATTTTTGATCTCCTAGGGTTTGTATGTAATTTTTAAATTTTATCAGGGCAAGTTGAGAAATAATTCGGCGAATATCCCATCTTTACCTGAGACATTCGCACTGTTTTCCCTTATTGTTTTTCTGCTTTAGCCTTTGCTGCTTCATAGGCTCTGAGCCTAAGAGCAAAGAAAACCAAAGATTCCTTAATCCAACCTTCTAGTTTTATATCCTTCACTTTCCAGATTTTCCGCCCAGCTCTACGCAGAGCATAATTATTGGAAAACACATAAAGGAGGATAATGTTTTTCGCCGTCTTAACGTTTAGTCCACCTTCTCCAATCGTCAAAAATTCGGTTCCTGGAACATCCAGGTATTGCCAAACCAAGTTGAGCAAGTCTGCGTCTCTTTGGTCAACATTCATTCCAAAATCATCAGATCGATCTTCCGGACCAAAATAATCCTCAGAAAAATCCGTCTTGTTTCTCGTCAGTGCGAGAGCCCTCTCCACTGCGTAGGCAATTGAGACGTTTTTGACAACACGGTCACGATATGCCCGGCGCCAGTTGTCCAAACGAGGTCTGAGATCGTCAATGAGTTTTTGTTCTGTTTCTGTCATCCAAGAGTCCTCACGTAGCTAAACAGGCAGTAGATGTAGATAATTCCAAGTGTTGACAAGCCCATAATTTTTGAAGTTCGTCTCAACTTGTCGTTTTCATTAAGAAGGTCAGTAAACCAAAGCATGACCCTCATGAAAACAAGTATCGCGACCGTAAAGTTGATCCACCAAAACACGAAGATTGGGATGTCAAAATCATCAATAAGGCAGTACATTCCAGCCCCCTCCATCTTTCTTTGGTTTCGGTGTGACGATGAAAAGCGGAATCGGGCACTCATCAGCACAGACTTTGCATTTCACTTTTGCGTCATCTGCAAAAATCCTCAAGGAGCCCTTAACTTCATGAAGCTCTAACGTTTTATCCGGACGCATGACCAAAAAATCAGGCGTGTATGAGCATCGGTTTGAGGCAATCTTCCACGTGAAGCGCTCGAACCAATATTTGAGGATTAACCCAGCATTTTTCTGTTGCTCAAGGTAATCTCGATAAGCGGCCTCGGTCCGATTCATTTCACCGACCTTGAGCCTGCCTTTTGCTTGTAAAAACCTCTTCATTTATCCCTCCTGATTGAGTTTGTGTTGTTTGGTTGAATTCTTTGATGCTGTTTCTAGAACATTAGAGTTCCGTTGAGCGATGATCTGAGCGTGTGAGGGCCAACGTTCAAACTGCGAGAAGAAGTCTCTCCTGCGTTGAATTTGATCGTCTCCCGCTTGTTCAAACACTGTGCACCGAGCAAACGAGACCGGATAGCACTCGATTCCGGCGCCTTTGTCCGGATGGTGACAGTAGATGTTCATGTCCCCAAAGGACTGTTTTGGAGGCAGATGCTTCTTCCCGTCAGGTCCTATCCAAAAGGCCTGAGCATGAATGCAGTAGAGGCAGCACCCGCTCATTCAGACTTCCTTCGGAAAGCACAAACGAAATCGACAGCAATAACCATCCCCAAAATCTTCAGGCTGTAATCAATGTTCGATCCTGAGTAGGCGAACCATGCAAAGTCGATAAGGCTTAAGACTCCACCGGATAGACCTACCAGAGCGAAGAAATTAAGGACATCAAAGTTCATTTCGTTCCCTGCCAAATAGCAACCGATCACACAGCATCCGAGCACGTACACGCAAAAATATCCAAAAACGTCCATGCTTTAACTCCTTTTTAACCGATCGGTTAATTTGGTTTCCTTACTGATCTGAAGCGCCGCTCTCACCAGCAACCCAAACAGCACCAGATTGATGAACACGACCGGCGCCAAAATGATCAGTAGCAACTGCCATGCACTCTCTGACATAAAATCTCCTAAAAGTACGGTTCAGGAGCTGGCGCTGACTGTGTTAGCTCCAGCCACGGTCTAACCGGTACACGCGTCCACGACGTGCAGAAATTCAGACTGGCGTTGTCTCTCCAAAGCTTGATGAAACCTTCCCAAGCTCCGTTTCTCTGCTTGCACAGGTTCAAAACAAAATCAGGCTTGGTGTCATCGACATCTTTTCCTTCCGCCTTCTTTTGCACCTTGGAGAAATCACGAGCCAAGACAAAGACATTGAAGGCAATGTTTGTGATGTTGGAGCTCCCTTTGATTGAATCTTTTGAAGCAGAATCAAAGACGGAGTAAGTTTTTGAGCCGGCATCCCCGCGCTTACGGCAATGGGCCACAACAACAATGTGGACATTGTTGGTCCGAGCAAACTCAACCAGTTTGGTCATCACATAGTCCGTCTCCTTCTTGTCCATGTCGTCCCTGACGCACATCATCAGAGAATCGACAAAGAGAATGTTCGATTGGTAGTCATGGACGGCGGAATCCAACAGGCGCAACAGCTCATTGGGCGCAACTTTTCGCTGCAGATCGCAAATCCGCATTTTTGAGGCAAATTGTCGAAAAAACAGATCAACATCCGGCGCTTCAATTTTTCGCTTGTTCTGACTGCAAACTGTCTGCATGAGCATGCGTTCAATCGTTCTAACCGGCGCCATCTCAAAAGAAGCGATGTACAGAGAGGCTCCGCAAGAAATTAGGTGCAGTCCAATCTGCCCCAGCAAAAGAGATTTGCCGGAACCGTTTTCACCGGCCAATACCGTCAGTTCTCCTGGTCGGAATTCAAAATCTATCGGACGCCCGACACAGCCTTCATTCGTTTGAGTAAAGGGAAGCGTGAACTTGGACACATGAGTCTTCTTCGCTTCCAAATAGTTCTGGAAATCGTTTTTGAACTCGAGAACGTCCTTGTTGATAAAAAACTCAGGAGACTTGTACGCCCTGCTCTCGTAGTCGGCGAGCGATGTTTCTATCTCGGCTCCGCCCGTCGGATCGCCCCAGTAGTCATCCAGCTCAGGCGAAACGCTTGTATTTTTTGGATTCATAGTCAAATTTCCATGCAATCAGTTGTTTGTTTTTGAACATCACCGAGACGACAACGGCGGCAGGTAGGGATTTGGGAATTTCGAGCATCCAACGACGGACGGTTTCTCTGAGTTCGGGCGTATCGTCGACATCGATAAAGTCGATCAGAACAGTTTTGCCTCGGAGAAATTCGGCCTTGATGTGATTGGGTTCGTCGCAGAACGTAAACAGTATCGTCGGAACCTGTGGTCGTCTTCTAGGCAACACCTCAATTTCATCTTCGTAGATCGCATCAGCCTGATAGAGAGCCAGCTCACTGTCAGTCAGTCGAGGGAAAAAGACCAACTGGGTAGTCGTAAATGCGTCCGGATGCTCGTAAAACGTTCTACCCTGATCGTCTCGAACAACGGCAGCAGCGGCAAACATCATTTCTGCTCCTTATGGTTCGGGAGGTCCTTAATGTCGAATGCATTCATTCCCGCATGGAGTTTTTCGATGAACTTGTCTCTGGCGCCGATCGAATACGTAACCGGAGGAAGTTCTTTGTTGTATTCGGCAGCAGAGACCCAATGAGCATTAGGATCTTTCCAATCATCTTTAACCCAATCAGCCTTGAAGCCTGTCCAGTTGCGGACCATCATTTCATTGATGACCTCTTCCAATTTCCAGCCGGCGGTTTTAGCTTCCTTACGAAGAAGCGAAACCACTCTTTCCGTTACCGGCGCCTTCTTTTGCTTTCGATAAGCCAAAAAGTCCTGCCAAAACTCGTCAGTCAATTCCTCTGGTTTCTGGAGGCGTTGTGTCTTGACTTCCTTTTTTGGCTTCGGTTCAACTATTTCCTTTTTGGAAACACTTGCCTCCTGCTCTTCAAGCGGAAGTTCTTCCTCAATGGCTTCAGTTTTTAGAGAAACTGGTTTTTCACACTCACGCCCCGCGAAATTTTCTGCAACTGCCGACTGTTTTTCGCTCTTTTCGGTGTGTGTATATATTTCCTGTTCCTGTTCCTGTTCCTGGATGCGGGATGGTTGCTCGTTGACACGTAAGATGGCATCCTTGATGGCATCCATTAGGTCATTGGGGATGGCGTTTCTCATGCCAGTAGACAAGCTGTCCACAAAGGCTTTCAGGCTTGCAACGTGCCTATCCAACAGATCACATTCGGGCATTAAATCGATCAATTCACGCCAAGATTTGAATGCGTTCGGGGATGACGGTGCGTTGTACTTTAGGAAGTTGTTTATGACCATGAGCCCTGCCTTCTCGTCAGCATCAATCATGCCGTTTAAGGTGACTTCTTGGATGGCATGTGACATGGCATCTCGTTGCCATCCCAGCTCATCGGCAAGATTTGAGACTCGTGTCCGAATCGTTCCTATTTGCGTGGTGTCCGGATGCGTCAACAGCAGGATGAATACCAGCTTTGCGTTGTCTGACAGTTCTCGAAACTTCCTGTCATTCCACATTCGGACATCGATTTTTCTATAGCGAGCCATAGTATTGACCCTTTTTATTTCAACACTTTCCAAATTGGCAAAGCAGGGAAACGCAACCTGAAATAAGGCAAGTAACTTTTGGGTATTCCGTGTTTCTTCCAATATGTAATCGAGGCTGGATTAAGTCCTAGTTCCTTTGCCAGAGCTCTTTGTTGTCCCCTATCTCTCCAAAAGAAACCCTTGTATTGAGATACGACCTCTTTGAATAAGCGTTTTTTTAAATCGTCGTCCATATCGTTAAATATTAAAACAATTTTATTTAAACATTTTAAATTATAAACGAAACATTTAAATATTTGTATGTTTAAAAATTTAACGTTTATGTAAAAATTACTTAAAATCTGACCTAAAGGAGTTTTCCT